CGAAAGCCTACTACTCATGGGATACCAGCAAGGAAGCCATTGAAGCAAGGACAACAGAAATCAGTAAATACCTTACCAAAGAATTGCAGGACTTGAACGCCGATACCATCAGAACGGATATCCCAACCAGTGCGACCGTTACAAATGTGCTGGTCTGGAATGTAAAGCAGTCTGGAACGGACGATTTTACCGTTGCCTACGAAGTAGATCAGCAGGTAAAAGAGGGCGAACAGACACAGGCAGTCACAAAAAACTATACTGTGACCGTTCATGTGGATAAGGACGGTGCAATGGTCATTACCCAGAATCCTACCCTTGCTCCGGCAATGCAGAAATCAAAGTATGAGCCGAAAGTACAGGAAGCCGATGTCAGTGTCAGCTCCGACACAGTCAAGGACGCTACCGCTTTCTTGGAAACATTCTTTAAGCTCTATCCAACAGCTACGGAAAAAGAACTTGCCTATTATGTCAAAGACGGCGTGCTTGCTCCTGTATCCGGCGATTATGTATTTTCAGAACTGGTAAATCCTGTCTTTACCAAAGATGGCGATAACCTCAAGGTCAGTGTGTCTGTGAAGTATCTGGATAACAAGTCGAAAATGACGCAAATCTCACAGTATGAGCTTGTGTTACATAAGGACGATAACTGGAAGATTGTAGAATAAATAATCAAGGCTTGCGTCATAAACCGTATAGTATGCTCCGCAAGCCTCATTTCGGTATGATTTGCAAGCTGATTAATATAGTTGTTACATTTCGTTTAAGAGATTATAATAATTAAAACAGCTAAAATCTATCAATTTTTAACAGTAGTATGTGGACATAGTTGATAAAAAATTGCTTTTTCAATGATAAGATATATTTCTAAGGAGGAACGAGATATGGCACAGAGCATTTTGATTGTAGACGACGAAAGAGATATTGTATCAATGCTAAATCAATATTTTTGCAAAATTGGTTATGTAGTATACACAGCAATTAACGGAAAAGAAGCACTGAATGCAATCACAAAACATCCAGATATTATTTTATTAGATATAAATATGCCAGATATGAATGGTTTTACAATTTGTGAAAAAATCAGGAATTTTGTGTCCTGTCCTATTATTTTTTTAACAGCTCGGATTGAGGACTGTGATAAAATCAAAGGATTTGCTGTCGGTGGTGACGACTATGTTGTAAAGCCTTTCTCCGTTGATGAATTAGAAGCCAGAGTTGCTGCACATTTGCGGAGAGAAAAAAGACATGGTTCGTCCGCAATAGTTCAGTTCGATAATAATATAGTAATTGATTATTCATCACGAGTTGTTTTTTATAGAAATGCTGAAATAAATTTTACGAAGAAAGAGTTTGATATTATTGAATTTCTTTCACAAAACAAGGGGATTATTTTTGATCGTGAGACAATTTATGAAAAAGTATGGGGCTTAGATGGTTCTGGCGACAATTCTGTTATTACAGAACATATACGCCGGATAAGAACAAAATTCCTTTCTATAGGCGACAATCCTTATATAGAAACTGTCTGGGGGTGCGGATATAAATGGAAAAAGTAAGGCGAAAAAATTCAAGGCATTATATTGACAACATGAGTATTAAAAATTCGTTTGTTTTTTATGCTCTTATTTCCTTAGTGATTGGTATTGTAATAGGTGTTATATCTATTACTCTTGTAGATGATTACAGAATAAACCTTAACTATAAATATGAGGACATGACAACAAGGTATGATATACCTGAAAATGGTTCATTTACAGCGAAATATAACAAAGACCAAACAGAATACACAATATATAATGCAAGTGAAAAGGAAGTATGTAATTTTGTTGTAGACTATCAAAAGGAACGTCCAGTACAAGAATATATTTATCCTAATCATGTTTCTTACATTGAAGTTTCACCAAAGTTTACTAAACATGATAGAATTGTGGATTCTGCTCTAGGTGTGGTTAATATTGTCACCATTCCTATTGTTCTTTCAATTAGCATGATTCTTTGTGTGACTATCTTTGTAAACCGAAAATTAGTAAGACCCATAAAGTTACTGACGAATGCATACAGAAAAGTCGAAAACAACGAACTGGATTTTACGTTGCCTTACCCTTATAAAGACGAGATGGGGAGGCTGTGTCTTGCATTTGAGAAGATGAAAAATTGTTTATATCAAAACAACCAAAAAATGATACGGCAATTTACTGAACAAAGGAGATTAAATGCTGCTTTTTCACATGATTTACGCACGCCTTTAACAATACTAAAAGGACATACCACAATGTTGTTATCATTTATTCCCAAAGGATTAGTTTCTCAACAGGAGGTACTCGACGAATTATCAACAGTACGCAACAATGTGGAACGGCTTGAAAAATACGTTAGTGCTATGACAAACTTATACCGTTTAGAAGATATAGAAATCGAAAAAGAAAACATAAACTTTGACTTCTTATTAAAAACCTTATCAAATACAACGGAAATGCTCTGTTCTGATATAGAATATACGATTAAAACAAATTGTAATAAACAGCAAACTCTATTTATCAATCTTGAAATTATCATACAAATTTATGAAAACCTGTTGTCTAATAGCATTAGATATGCTAAGTCGATGATAGCTATTGATATAAATAAACAGGAGGAATTTTTATTGATTACGGTCTCTGACGATGGCTGTGGTTTCAAAAGTACGGATATAGAACGTGTAACATTACCATTTTATAAAACATCGCAAGATACTACGTCTGAACATCTAGGTCTGGGATTAAACATTTGTAAAATATTATGTGAAAGGCATGGAGGTACAATAAAAATTTCAAATAATCATAAGGGGGGAGCCTGTGTTACAGCTTGTATAAAAATTGCATATGTTGATGAAAAATAGACATTTTCCCCATATAATTGCATTAAGCACTTATAAAGGAGGTTTCGATTATGAAAAAAATTATCTGTATTATTTTAATAACTGTCACAAGCATTTTGTCCGGGTGCAATTCAACATCAGATGAAGAAATAATATCATCACAGGATTTCAAAGAGAATTATGAGGTTTCGTCCTATGGAACTGAGGAAAAAATTAATACTTTATCAGATGTTGAGCTTACATCAAGTGAAAAAGAGTATTCTGACTTAGAAAACGCAAAATTTTTTTTAGAAAATAACTCCAACAAAGAGTATCATTATTCTAAAGCCTATTTTGAAATTGAAGCGGAGCAATCAGAAACATGGTATCAATTAACTCAACTTTATGACCCATCAAAAGATAACGAAGATGATGCAGTTATAAATCCCACCGAAAGATTAAGTTTACCATTTGATATTTCCTCGGTTTATGGCGAACTCCCATCAGGGCACTATAGAATAATAGTAAGTATTTCTTATTTCGAATCCCCTAAAGATTGGGATTATGACACTTATTATTTGGCATGTGAATTTACATTAAAATAGTATATCAGAAAGGAAACAAATGGGAACAGCAAAATGGATATACTGTCCTATATGCAAGAATAAAACAAGAACAAAAATCAGAACGGATACTAAGTTGATAAATTTTCCACTGTATTGTCCAAAATGCAAACAGGAAAACCTAATTAATGCCAGCAAATTAAAAATAACAGTAATCAAAGAGCCAGACACTTAGATGCAGAGCCGATAATTCAGAGGATTTCATATCTCATAGATTATCGGCTCATTTTTATTACCTATCACCATATCCCGTATGATTGGCAGGCAAATAAAAATGGAGGAACTAATCTTCCCCCACTTCCTTTGATTTGATGATACCAGCAGCGACGCTCTCCATGACAACCATATCTTTGTCGTCGAAAGTATCAAGCTGTTGTTCCAACTGTCTGCGGCGAGTGCTTTTTACTTTGTCACTGGTCGGCAGGAAAATTTCATCAACAGACACATTAAGTAGAGTTACAAGGTCATAAAACACCTGTAAACTTGGGTGCTGCCCTTTATTCTCAATATTCGTCAGATAGCGTGGGTCAATTTCAATTTTTGCTCCCACCTGTTCACGGGTCAGACCTTGTTTCATCCTTGCCGCTTTGATGGCAAGACCAAAGGCTCTGAAATCGTATTTATCTTCTGTTTTACGCATAATTAATCACCTCACTACATTTTACTGTTCCTAAAGAATTTGTAACAGGTACAGTAAAACGTATTGCAAGGTTTATCAGTTCCTATGAACAGGTAAATAACAATATATGCTGCTTGGCGGTAAAAAAAAACCGTTGTCAGCAGTAATGCTTTTATACGTCCTTTTAGATAGAACGACGGTTCATACAGCCGCCGTTTTATTTTTGTCCAACGGTGGACAAACTACTGGTTGGTTTTGTTTTAGCGGCTTCAGGAGGTAGCCGCATGGAATGCCTATACATTCAACAACATTCGACCATTGGTAGCTTGTTAAAAAAATCCGTTTAACTTTTGCGGATTATATCGCTCTTGTATATGGTTTTTCACATCACATAGCAGGAACAATTTATAAGGCACAAGAACAGCACGTCAGTATTGCTCTTGTGCTTTTTTGCTACTTTAAAAAATTTTTTGATTTTTTTCTGATTCGGGTTACAAATCACCCCTCCGTGTTGAGTGTTAGTGCGGAAAGAGGTAAAAAGCCTTTTCGCTTTAGCAACTTCGACTTGAAAGGAGGTGAGATTATGAAACCTTCTTCATTTGAGAACGCTATAAGACTTCAATTTGACTGTCTGGCTCGTAAGGTGATTGGCAGAACTGTAAAGAACTACAACAAAGAACTTGCCAGACGTGCAAAGCATGAAATATCTTTCTGTGAAATACCAGAGCTGGAATTAAACCAGTTGGGTGTATCGGACGAATACTCGCTTGAATTTACTTCCTTTGATGTGTTCGGTACAGAAGTTCGTGTCTATGATGAGAAATTATGTGAAGCAATCAAAAAATTAAGTGAAAGACGACGCAATGTTGTGTTGATGTTCTACTTTCTGGAATTACCAGACGCAGAAATCGCAGAGATTTTGGATATTTCCAGAAACTCTGTTTATAGAAACAGAATGTGTTCACTAAAGCTCATTAGAGATATGTACGAGGAGGAATTATAACATGATGAAGTCTACAAAAAAGTGTCCTCTATTCTCCACAATCAGTTTAGCTGCTGATGGCGACGAAGTGGCAATAGAGAAAATTTTAAATCACTATGACGCTTACATATCAAAAGCAAGTTTACGCCCGTTCTATGATGAACACGGAAATATGTATATTGTGGTCGATATGGAACTGAAAGGCAGAATTAGAGCTGCCCTTATTAAAGCAATTCTAGGTTTTGAAGTCAGAGTGAAATAAGCGAATATATACGGAGTGTGATACCACCTCATTCCAGCTCCGTTTTACAAGTGTTCTTTGAAAATTGAATAAAGTAATCAGATACGTTTGATATGCGGTGAGCCGACGGACTGGAACGCCATGACCCATGAAAAGGAGGGATAAAGAAGCGAGCGACCACGCCAGTGATCCGTAAGCGACTGTTGGAAAAGTTGCTGCCATGACCCGTATATCAGAATAATGATACACTCGCATGGTGCGGTTCACCCATCAGAATGGGAATGGTGAAATTCCAGTGGAGCTTTCCAAAGCCATCTGATTACTTCTTACTTTATAGACAAATTCTTTCATAATGTACAAGCATTTTTGCATACTTTGTAAATATATTGTAGTGAGGTGGTTCAATGGCAAATGACGCAAAGGTAGTTTGCAAGAATGTTTTTAAAAATTGTGATAAAGCGGCGTTTACAAAAGCATTTACTCTAAAATGGATAGAGTTGATAAATCAATATGAAAAAAATAAAGGAAGGGCAACTCCTGCCAGATGATAGACAAACTATCCTACAAGATGTTATAATAACATTATGTAGAGATAGTTTGTTTCGTCTTCTCAAAAAGGAGAACGAAGCATGATAGAATCAAAATCAAGAGTTGCTATTTATTGCCGCTTATCAGAGGAAGATAGAAACAAACAATCAGAAACAGACGACAGTAACAGTATTCAGAATCAAAAGTCAATGTTACTTCAATACTCATTAGAGCATGGTTGGGAAGTCTACAACATATACAGTGATGATGATTACACTGGTTCTGACAGACGACGACCAGAGTTTAACAGGTTGTTGGAGGACGCAAAGAATCGTAAATTTGATATTGTCCTTTGTAAGACACAATCCAGATTTACCAGAGAACTAGAATTAGTGGAAAAATATATCCACGGTCTTTTTCCTATTTGGGGTATTCGCTTCATCAGCATTGTTGATAATGCAGATACCGCTAATAAAGGAAATAAGAAATCAAGACAGATTAACGGTCTGGTGAATGAGTGGTACTTGGAGGATATGTCAGAGAACATTAAAAGCGTTCTCACTGACAGAAGAAAGAACGGACACCATATCGGTGCTTTTGCTCTGTATGGTTACAAAAAAGACCCTGACGTAAAAGGGCATTTGATTATTGATGAAGAAGCTGCGGAAGTTGTCAGAGAAGTTTTTACACTGTTTTCACAGGGATATGGAAAGACCGCCATTGCCCGTATGCTGAATGACAGAGGAATACCAAACCCTACGGAATACAAACGACTTCATGGTTTGCGTTACAAGCAGCCTAAAACGAAAAACAGTACCCTATGGAAATATTTTGCCATATCAGATATGTTGGTGAATGAAATCTATATCGGGAATATGGTTCAAGGGAAATATGGCAGCGTTTCTTATAAGACAAAGCAAAACAAACCCAGACCCAAAGACGAGTGGTACAGAGTTGAGGGTACACATGAGCCGATTATTGACCGTGAGTTATGGGATAGGGTTCAAGCATTGGTAGCTCAAAAGGCAAAACCTTTCACAGTTGGCACAATCGGTTTATTTGCCAGAAAAGCTCGCTGTATGAATTGTGGTTATACAATGCGTTCGTCAAAGAATCATGGTAAGCATTATTTACAATGTTCTAACCGCCATGTAGCAAAGGACGCTTGTATAGGTTCTTTCATTTCAGTAGACAAATTAGAAAAAGCTGTGATTGATGAACTTAATAAGTTATCCGCAGAATATCTTGACAAAGATGAGCTTGAACAAAATGTGCAATTCAACAATGACTTGCGAGGTCAAAAAGAAGCTCTGGAAACGGAGATTGCTGCTTATCAAAAAAAGATTGCGGAATATACAAAAGGAATCCGAGAATTATATTTAGATAAGGTAAAGGGTATTCTTTCCGAACTTGATTACTTGGATTTATCCAAAGACTTCTCAACACAAAAAGAAAGGCTCGAAAAACTGGTGATTGATACGCAGAAACAGCTTGATGTTATTGAAAGAAAAATGCTGATTGGCGACAACAGACGACAGTTAATCGAGCAATATACAAATCTTGAACACTTAGACAGGGAAACGGTTGAAAAGCTGATTGATTATGTATTGGTTGGCAAAAAAGACCCTGTAACTAAGGAAGTACCTATTGAAATACATTGGAATTTCTAGGGTTCTCATATCTGGCAGCTAGTATGCCAGATTATCGGGAACTTTCTTTTAAAACCTCAATGTTGTCTTTATACAATCGCACCCTCTGCCGCAAGATCTTCATGAAGATCGGTGATGGGATCTCCTTTTGATTGGAAATAAGTTGCTGTCCATGGGGCGCCGCTTGCTGCCTGTGGCCAGAGAGCAAGTGTGTGATCTACATAATAAGGAGCAAATCCGGAGCGTTCGATTTCCTCCGGAGAAAGGTCCTTGGTGAGCTGATAAACGATGGCGCATACCATTTCCATGTGAGCGAGTTCTTTCGCTCGTAGAAGATGCAACGAATGAAAAACGCCGCTATTTCGGCACTTTTGGAAACACATCAATTTCAAAATCAGAACGATCCTGCCCCTTTTTGTTTCGTTTTGTCTTTGTGAACATGATTTTTTCAATTAAAACCTTTAAAGCGCTGTTCTTTTCGGGAATTGTAAGTCTACCCCATTCGCCGAGCAAATTCTTACAGCGCGGAACGAAATTTTTACGGTTTGCCTGTAGTGCGAGTGTGGCGTGAAGGTCGTTCTGCGCGGAGATAATGTGCTCCATACATTCTTTTACGCGTCGCTCAAGAGCGTTTGACCGCTCGATAAAAATTTCCTTCGTATAGATACCCTGCTCGAGAAAATCAAAAAGGGATTCACGTTGCTTTAAAAGTGTTTCATGTTCTTTTTCAAAATTCTTAACAATCGCTTCTTTTGCAGCGACGTTCTCCACGTCTTCGGGCAACGCGTCAGTGAGCTCGTATTTATCTATGTAATTCCGCAGCCATTCCAACAAGGCGAGCTCTAACTCATCAATTCGGATACCGACTGTAGGGCATTCAGTATATTGACAAATCAGAATGTCATAAGGCGTTTTAGTATGCGCTTTTTTACGAACCATCAGCCGGCCACACTGGGAACACCGGACAAGACCGGCAAAAATATTCTGAATCGGTCTGTCATCACGCACCGGAGCGGAGCAGCTCCCTTTTGGCTGGTTGGCACGCTGGAAAAGGTCCGCGCTGATCCGGGGCGGCCAAACTGCATCGGCAAGAATATAATCTGACGAGTGCGGGCGAGAACGAGAAATTTTCCCATCTTTGACCGTACGAACCGTTTTCCGATGTCCCCAGCGAACTTTTCCGATATTTGCCGGATTAGATATAATTCCTTTTAGCGTGGACGGCGTAAACGGGCGTCCGCTTCTTGATAAAATTCCCATTTCGGCCATATGAGTACATGCTTTTTGATAACCGTATTGTTTATTGCCGCATAGATCATACATCAGATCGAGCACGGGGGATTCGGTTGGATCGGGAGCAAGAGAGAAGTGCTTACCATCAGGAGCGATAACGCGACGCCATCCGTAGGGCGGTATATTTCCGACATAATATCCGTCAGAGCTGCTTCGTTCTCTGCCACGCTGCATCCTGCGCTTAATTGTTGCGTATTCTCTGCGACTCATAAACAGACTAAATTCAAAGTATTCGTTATCGTACTCGTTTGCCGGATCATACGTCTTGTTAGGAGTAACGATCTTTGTGTTTGAGTAGAAAAATGCACGCTGTACCCGCCCTTGATCGATCGTATCTCCGCGGGCGAGGCGGTCAACGTCCATAACAAGACATCCGTCCCACATACAAGACTCTACTTCGGCCATCACTTGAGACATCACCGGGCGGGAATCAATACTGTCGCCGGAGACGACTTCGCGATAAATTGCCCCGATCGGAAGCGACAGCGTTTTAGCAAGCTCCAGCAAAGTGGTGATATGGCGCTCGAGCACATCGATTCCCAACGCTTCGAGATCAGCATCCTTCCTTGATTTACGAGCATAAATAAAATAAGACATTGCATCACACTCCTATGTAATTATATGTAAAAAGGTATAAAAATAACAGCTATCAAAAACAGATGTTCTGATTGCGATAGCTGACCGAAGATGATACAATATTTTTTGGTTGGAATGCTGTAGCATCTCCGGAGATGTTATAGTTAAGCCGTCCTATCTCTGCTGTGCGGAGAGGGCGTGTTGACCGCTCCTGTTGACGCAGGGGCGGTTTTTCTATCTATCTTCCAGTTTCTTTTGCTCGCGTTCGATCTGCTTAATGCTTTTAGTTGGGGTGGGGAGATCCTCTGGCATCGTTCCCCCTAATCGTGAAATAGTATCACGAACTTCTTTACCGACGTTATAGTGCGTCTGGTTGGCATTTTCTTTCCCTTGTATATTATCACGTTTAATTTTAGCCTCTGTTTGTGTGGCGCGAAATAAATTAGCGGCAAGTTCTTCATATCCCATATGGTCAAGGATTTTTTGAGATGGTTTCAATCCCTTATGGTGATGGATAGCCTTTGCATCCATACCACCGTATAAACCACGATACCCATAATTTTGAAAGATAGCGTAATCAAGGTTTGTTTCAACTCCTGCATTTTTTGCGGCTTCTACTAATAATTTATTATGCTCTGCCATTTCACGTCTGATAGCTAATCTCTTTTGGTCTTCATTTAATTCGTTAAAATTATCTATTAATTCTTGTTGTCTTGTCTTTACGGCGAAGTATGTCTGACCGAGAGCAATCACCTTTTTCCGGGAATCGCCATTCTGTACAATTAAATAACATGCATAGCGGGAGAGTGCGTAATCTGTAATTTCTTTTGTTGCAGATTTAGGCATATCTATCGTTTTGTTGACTTCAACAAAATGATGAAAGACATCATTTCCGCTATTTTCACAAGCGGTTACAGCTCTATCAATAACTCTAGAAAAGTTGCGCCACTCAGTATATTCTAGAGCACGCTGAAGTTCTCTTGCGTACCAAAACTCCTCTCCATATTCATTGATATGTTTAATGGATTCAAATAAAGATTCGGTATAGCTGTTCTGTTCATCCTCGGTAAGAGCCTTACTAAGAACACGATCATGTAATTCAGTTAATTTGTTTTCAAAATCATCCATTTATCACACCCTCTTTCTAACTATTTGGAAAATCTAGATAGTTGACATTTATGGTACATTTGCTATAATGTACTTAACAGGATAGCCGGAAGGTGACTGCACCTCACCCGCTCCGGTGCAACTTAAAAAACTATAAGAAATAGTCGTCAGCTTTGTCAGGGCAGGACGGCTATTTTTTATGCGTATAATTCAGAATGGCTACAACCAAAAGCGCAATGCTTATGATCAAACTGAGTTCTTCATATGTACTCATAATTACCACCCCCCCCTCCACAGGATTCTCGGAATGGGTGGAAGCTCGTCCTCCGGCTACCCTGGTAAATACATTTTCCTTCGTATATGCTCCGGCGACTTTGGGAGTGTCGGGTATATTTCGTATAACGTAAAAGACCCCGTATTACTACGGGGTCTAAGTTGTGCAGGTAAACTGCATTGTCCTAATGTTATACACGCTAAGGTGTTTTGTTCTATAACATTATATGTTGGTATGCCCCAAAAGTCAATACTTTATACTATAATTATTTACCAATATATAATTCGCAGATTTTTTTATCTATTATATTTAAACTTTCATCGCTTAATTTTATACCTGCAAAAGCATCGGAATAATGCAAAGGTTTTGTTATTCGTATTTTGCTAATTGTTGTGATTTGAGAAACTAAGCCAATGCTTCCAGTTTTCATTAAATCAATTTCTTTTTGCACCTTATCGGCTTCCGTTGTATCTACTGTAAAAGCTATCGTTATTTTCTCTCCGGCATACACCGGATTTGGCGATACTTTCACATCTTGAATTGAATTATTGAATTTTTGCATATACTTTTGATGGAGCTTATCATATATTTCGTTTCCCAAATCAATAGTGAATTTATTAGGTGTGGTATATTCTTTTTTTAGATGAAAGAGGAAGTACGGTTAATATATCGGAATAAGGGGAGTCTTTTTTATTTAAAACAACCGCATAATGCAATCCGCCTTCTTCATGACCAATACGAAAGCCTAGGTCAACTTGAATAATTTCACCTCTTTTGTATACTTTATTTTTGAAGCATCAAATGTTTTTTCTTTTTTAATAAATCTACAATATGTATTGATCCAATACGAAAGCAGATTTACTTTTTTGAGATGGGAATCGTTTTCTGTTGTGCTGTCTTCAGGTGCTTTTTTAATGTGTGCTTCAAGCAGCTCATTAAGGGTTTTATAGCTCTTTTTTTATTTCCGATGACCTCATTTTTATCGAAAAAATATTTTTCTTTTTGTTTCATAGCGTTTTTACTTCCCTCTCTTTCTTTTGTCCCCTGTTCCTTTAACACCACTTTATATAATCGCCGTAGCGGTTATACCTTATTTATGCGCAGACATTTCGATTTTCTGTACATCTATTTTCTCAAAATCACGCTCCTTTATATGCCTAATCGCATGGTTAATTGCCTTTAACCGTTTGCTTTCGCATAAATTTGCGTTTATAAAAATAGTAAATGAATTATCTTCGTTTTCAGTTATTACTTCATTAACGGTCATTCCGTCCATGAAAAAAATTTGATAATCAAAACTCATTATTATCACGTTCCTTTTTCTTTAATGCCATAAGCATGTCATATGTTGTTTTCAAATCTTCCGGAGTAGCATCTTTTGCAGCATCGAATAAGACACGCAAATCTTTGTTTTCAAATAGTTTTTGTGCCATCTCAGCGGTTTCTTCGTTTAAATAGTACTTCTCACCGCCTTCCTTTTCTTCGCCAGTACGAATATACTCTACTGATACTCCAAACAAGTCAGCAATTTTTTGTAGTTTTGCATCTTTGGGGTTGCTTCTTCCATTCTTCCAGTCGGAGAAAGTTGACTTGGTAATCCCAGTTTCCCTTGCAACGTCAGCGTCTTTCATGCCTTTGGCATCTCTTAACTTGCAATAAATTTCATACATAATACACCTCACAAAAAAAATTCTGAAATCAGTACAAAAGCTATTGACAAGTTCTGATATCCGCACTATAATAAAGCTACAAAGTTCGGAAATCAAAACAGAATTGTAACTTAATTCTTTGTCAATGTATCTGGTAAATATATTGTATCTGATTTCCGAACTAAAATCAATAGGAAAGTTCGGAAATGAGGTGATTATTTAATGTATGAAAAATATGTAGAAATCAGGGATTCAAGAAAACTGACAGATTATCGTGTGTCAGAAGATACTGGAATAACTAAATCTACATTTTCTGATTGGAAGTCAGGAAGAAGTAAGCCAAAGATGGAAAAGCTCAAAATCCTCGCCGACTACTTCGGAGTATCTATTGAGTACTTCCTAGAGTAGTGTAACAGGAAAGGTGTTCGATAAACATGACTTTGAAGCAGAAGAGGAGGTGAAGGTAATAATGAGAATAAAAATAATTTTTCACATAACAAGGATGGACGATGTTAGTGATGTTTTGAAGAAAGCAGAAGAATTAAAGAAAGAGCACCCCCATACAGAAATTAGTATAGAGGTTCTAGTATAGAAAGATTATTTCTTTCTGATTTCGATGGCTTTTAACCCAGTTGTAGAAATTGTGTAACTTGTACTAGAACTATACAGGTAAATCTCTGAGTGAATCCTAAAATGCTGAGATGCAATTTCATCGCCCGAATATGTTCTTATTCCGGATGAAGTAGGAATTTCGATTTTATCTACATTCGTGCACAAGTGATCATTTCCATCGAAATATGAAAAATAAATATCATACATATAGTAGCTACTCCCTTCTTAATACTCGGCATGCCGGTGCCTGTATTTAAAGTATAGGAGATTTTTAGGGACAACGCAACAAGTACAAACATTAAAACATAAACATAAACAGGAGGTGAAGAACGTGATTGTTGAAGAAATCCGCATAAGAGGTGCAACAATCCGAGTGCATGACGACAGTTATGTAAACCGTACAAAAGAAGAGATCCAAAGCAGTATAGACGCATGCAGTCGGATTATCAGAGAAGCATTAATACGAAAAGAGAAAACCGCGTAAGCGGTAGAAAGGAAAGACAAGCATGGAAGAGATTAAATTACCGACAGTGCCGGAGCTGGCACTGATCCCGATCGAGCGGAGAAATTTTCCGGAAGAGGATCACAAGCAGGAGAAAATTCAGCACAAAAGAAAAGAAAGAGACAGCGCTGCAAGAGGACTGGTCACAGTAACGGTTGCCAGCATGATGTTAAATGCGGTGATGGCTGTGATTATTTACATCCTGCAGGCAGGACCGATCTAAGGAGGTGAACAAAGAAATGGACGAAGAAATAAAGAAAGACGCCGAAGAAGAAATGAACTGCATCTTGGATCTGCTCGAAGATTGGTGTCTGAAATACGATCAGGATTATGTAAATACGGTCGTACTTGTAAAAAATGATCAGATCACATCGTGGGGAAGCGTAGGCAACCAAGAAGACTTTGACGTTTACAGAACAAAAAAGCGCCCATAAGAGGCGGCAGCCTCTAGGACGCATAACTAAACAACCAAGATTATTGTAACAGAAAGGATGAGAAAAGTGAAGAAGTTTAAACTAACAAGCGAATTTATTGTAGATATTTCCGGCGTGAAACTGTTTCGCATTAAAGCGTTAATTGAGTTTGGCAATGTAAAAGCCGGGGATTTGGGAGGATACATAGAAAAAGAAGAAAACCTGAGTCATATGGGCGATGCATGGGTTTCCGACGATGCACGGATCTCCGGCAATGCACAGGTTTTCGGCAATGCACAGGTTTTCGGCGATGCACAGGTTTTCGGCGATGCATGGGTTTTCGGCAATGCACGGGTTTTCGGCAATGCACGGGTTTCCGGCGATGCACAGGTTTTCGGCGATGCACAGGTTTTCGGCGATGCACAGGTTTTCGGCGATGCATGGGTTTTCGGCAATGCACGGGTTTTCGGCGATGCATGGGTTTTCGGCAATGCACGGGTTTCCGGCAATGCACAGGTTTTCGGCAATGCACGGGTTTTCGGCAATGCATGGGTTTCCGGCAATGCACGGGTTTCCGGCGATACACAGGTTTTCGGCGATGCACGGGTTTTCGGCAATGCATGGGTTTCCGGCAATGCACGGGTTTTCGGCGATGCACAGGTTTCCGGCAATGCACGGGTTTCCGGCAATGCACGGGTTTCCGGCGATGCACAGGTTTTCGGCGATGCACGGGTTTCCGGCGATAAGGATTATGCATATGCTCACGGTTTCGGATCTTGTAATCGCACAACCACATTCTTCCGGCTTAAAGATGGAGATGTAGGCGTACGCTGTGGATGTTTCTACGGAACGCTTGCGCAGTTCAGAGATAAGGTCTGCGAAACGCATGGAGAGACAAAGAAAGCACAAGAATATTTAATGTTAGCGGACTTGATGGAGATCAGATTCAAAAACTAAAAAACATTTTAACGAAAGGAATTTGTAAAGATGATTAAATGCAGTAAAGACAATGTGGAAATAAAAGGAAATTTAATATTATTAGAAGCAGAAACAGTCGTGATATTAAGAGAAATAAGAAACATCCTCGAAGAAGAGTACGGAAAAAAACACGCAGAAAAGTCAATGCAAAAAATAGTTAAAACATCCACAATGACGCAAGAAGAAATAGAAGAGGAAATAAAAAAATCAGCACAAGAAATAGCGAGAGAAGCAGCGAAACACCTCATGAAATGAAAGAAGAAGTTATTTTGTGGATCATCCGCTGGGGAGATCCGTACGCATTAGAGTGCAAGACAATGACCAGATCGGAAGTCGAAGCGTATGCGCGCGAAAAGCAAAAAAAGCGCGGCGGTACATATGTAATCAATTAAAAAAAGCGCATCACAGCAACTGATGCGCTTAAAAGATGGCGTTCCCGCCTCTTGTTAGGACAAATATATTGTATCAAATAAGAGGCGGGAAGTCAAGCGATACACGCGGGGACTCCCGCTTTTAAACCTCGATAAAGATATTAAAGTTAGGACAGATAAAAGATGGCAACACGGAGAAAAACGTACAAATTACGGGGCGGAGACGTCTACGACGTAGAGGAATATCCAGACGGAAGATATGGAGCAAAAGGAAAGGCACGGCAAAAGAAAAAGAAACCGACGCCGGAACAGATGGCGGCAGTCAACCAAGCCAACCGAGCGAAGATATGCAGACGATTACTGATCGAATATTTTGATGCAGGAGACTACTTTGTAACATACACCTACAAAGTCGAGCAAAGACCGAAAGACATGACAGTGGCACTAAAAGACTTACAAAAAGCACTCCGAAAGCTCCGTCCGAAATATAAAAAGGCAAACACTCCGTTTTACTGGATCAGAAACATAGAGCGGGGCACAAAGAGTGCATGGCACATCCATCTAGTCATTAAAAAAACATCAGGGGCGGCAGAATGGATCGAAGATGCATGGGAACACGGAGCAATCTATATTACGCAGATCAAAAAAAGCCGGTTTTACGATGAGGATTTTACAAAACTGGCAAACTATATGACAAAAAACGAAAAAACAAGAGAAAAACGATCGGACGGAAGCAAAGGAAAACCGCGACTAAAAGAAGCAAGCTACAACCATGCGAAAAATATGCCGTTACCCGAACCGAAATCCCAAAAACTTGTACGCTGGCAAAAAGAAGTAAAACCCAAAAAAGGCTATTACATCGCAAACAGTTACGAGGGGATCAACCCGGCTACGGGGATGAGATACCGCAGATACACACTGATCAGAATCCACAGGAGGATTTAAAATGAAAACAGTAAATATCTACATAGAAACCACCATAAAATCCCCCATTGTAAAAGATGGGAAATACGCATCCGCCCTAGTATTTACTAGGTCAAACGGAGAAGAAGCATACCGGGTCATGAGTGGCGAAGAGTGCGAATCTACTTACAACAGATTGACGCTGATCGCAATCATAAAATCATTACAAAAATTAAAAGAGCAGTGTCATGTTGTAATTCACACTGATAACGCTTATATCAAAAATATTTCAGAACAAGGAGCGCCGGAGAAGTGGCGGCGATCCGAGTGGAAAAAAGCCACAGGCGCGGAAGTCCAAAATAAAGAATTATGGAAAATGTACCTTGAGGAAGCGGAGAAACACGAAACGGAATTTCGCTTTTGCGCCAGCAATGATTATCAGGGATTGCTAAGAGAAGAACTAACATAAGGAGGACACCATGAGAATTACAAAAGAAGCAAGATGCGCGAAAAACGCAAGGGAATACATCGGCAACCGCCCAAGACTCGTTGAAGGAAAGATATATACGTTGATTTTCCGGCAGCAGCCGGAAAGAAGCGAAAAACACACTGCCATCAAGAAACGGATGCGCTTTTTAAAAGCGTTTCCACACCACGCACTTTTTGAAAACCCTTACGGGATCAAAAGATCGTTTACCTGGTGGGAAGTGGAAAAATTACTGAAAGGAGAGCAGATATGATACAAGATATTGCAATCGAACAGTTAGACATACACCCGCAGAACGTGCGGAAGGTATACACCGACATTGACGAGCTGGCGGAAAGCATAAAAGCTCGTGGCGTAATGCAAAATTTGACTGTAGTACCAAACCCGGACAAAAAAGACCACTATCTTGTAGTGATCGGAAACCGAAGACTGACGGCAGCGAGAAAAGCGGGATTGAAAACAATGCCCTGTTCCGTTGTGGAAATGACGGAAAAAGAGCAAATATCAACGATGTTGTTGGAAAACATGCAGCGCAGCGATCTATCAGTAAGCGAGCAAGCACAAGGATTCCAGCTCATGTTGGATTTGGGAGAAACAGAAACAACAATCGCGGAAAAGACCGGATTTAGCAGAAGTACAGTACGACATAGGTTAAATCTTGCAAAACTGGATCAAGAAACACTTACGAGGCGCGAAGAAAATAAGGACTTCCAACTCACATTAACGGACCTTTACGAGCTGGAGAACGGATCGAAAAAGAATTTGCAGAAATAAGCCAAGAAAAGCAAATGCTGATCCTCTTGACCCGGACGGCAGAGCCGTACGAAGCAACTGACTATTACGGACACTACGAAAAAGGGATGAAATGCCTAAGAGACTTCTATAGATTACTTCAGCAGATGGGGTTCTCATTTCGATCACTGGAAGAACTAAAGATCCTAAACGGGACTCATGAGTTATACACACAGGAGACGGAAGATGAGCATTGACTATTCGGACATGGCTTTCCCGAAGCCGGGAAAGAAGAAAAAACGGAAAATCCACAAAAAAAGCATTTTAAACAGTCAAAAGGGCATCTGCTACTTATGCGCCCGGTTAAATGGTGACTATTCCGTAAAGCAGACGGAAGAGCATCATATCCTGTTCGGGGCAGGACAAAGAGCAATATCCGAAGAAAACGGGTTAAAAGTAGACCTATGCATTGAACATCACCGGACGGGGCAGCAGGCAGTACACAACAGCCGAGAAATGAGGGAGCTGCTCTGTAAAATCGCACAAACGGAATTTGAAAAGACCCACACCCGAAAAGAATGGGAACAGATCGCAAGAAAGAATTACCTTTAGTACCTCCGCCGTATGGCGATGATACATAAAATGTCACGCGCAACCAGTAAATACAGGTTTCCCCGCCGTTTTATGCGGCGGGAGAAAGGAGGAAAACGTGAGAATTTTAAAAATTAAAACAAAAACAGGCATCAAGACCGTTTATGATGTGACTGATTGGGGATGGAGCGCCGAAACAGGCGATCTTTATTACAGGACAGAAAAAGGGTTGCATCACAAATACTGCATAAGCGCCGAAGAAATTATAGTATAAAAGGATAGAAAAAAGGATCAATCAAAAACCCACTACAAACAGTAATTACTGTTTGAAAGTGGGATTTTGACATCTCGAAAAAAAGGATAAAAAAGAGGAAAAACAATGGCGAAAAGAAACGATTACATAACAGGACGGGAAGACGGGTTATTAATGGCACTCGAAATCGTCAAAAACGAGGGTGTCGAAGCACTTGAAAAAGAAATTGAATTCAGGAATATCACCGGAATCCGCACCGCCTTAGCAAAAAAAGACATTAACAGAGCGACAATCAAGATCAAAGAACAGACAGTAGATACAGTAAAAATCCTTTCCGTAGCGACCTTACATGACGAGTTCGGCTTTGGAACACAAAGATGCGACCGATTTATCAAGCGATTTAACAAAAAAGCGGAGTGCATCATGGACGATATGGCAAGTTGGAATGATTATATAAAAATGATCAAAGAAGAACTAGGGATTGAGTTGGGGATTAGAGCGAACAAGTAAAGAAACCAGTACGCGGTTGAGATGAGGTGATTAAAATGCTAAATTATGGATTTTACAACATGAATTGCATGGACGGTATGAGAGAGTTCCCAGACAAGTTTTTTGACATCGCTGTTGTAGATCCGCCGTATTTTGCAGGACCAAACAAGCGCAGATTCTTTTCGGGGTAAATGTAAATCATTCTTCCACAGGAAGATGTGGTACAGGGGTTCTCACAGCGGCAGACAC